AAACCTTTGTTCGTCGTGGCAAAGATTATGCTATCGGGGTGTAACTTGTTACTGCCCAACTGTCGCTCTAGCGTCAATCTTGTGAGTGCCATCTTGACCGACTTGTTCGCCTTGCCATACTCGTCAAGGTCAATGATTACTGGCTTGTCCTTGATGTGCAAACCGAACTCTTCATTGGGTACGAACGACACATAGTCTTGCTCGCCATTCGCTTTGAACTTCGGCATCATGATATCGCCTAAGTCTTTCGTGGTGCAATCGACATAGCATGGTATGTGATTGGGTAAGTCCTTGGCTAGCATGTGTAACACCGACGACTTGCCGTTACCCATATCGCCTTGTAACAAGACAGTACGCTTACTGCCGATTGATAAGATTAGATCTTTGCACTCTTCTAGGTTTAGTGCGTACATTGATTTAGCTGAATTTTGCATAATATATATCCTTTCTCTAATTATGCGTTAGGGGTATCCCTAACTAGATTACCAACCAAGTGACTTGATTGAATTGATTGCGTCATCAACACCTTGCTTAGTGTTATGACGTAGCACATCATCTTCACGCAATGCGTCAGGTGATACGCCTTGAAATATATCAGACAGCTGACGTGATAACGTCTTAAGCCGTGAGTCTTGATCTGACATAGGAACAAGCAAATCTTCGATCATACTTGTGACGTTGGACGTAAGTGTGTCACGAAATACTTTCTTGTCCTCATGGTCTTGGTAGTCAAGACGCTCTGATACATTCTTTAGATAGACAACAAGTTTGTCTATCATGTTGTCGATAGCCTTACCGAACATAGAGTTGTAATGCTTGTCGTAATCTTCACGCAATGCTTTCTCTTGCTCGTTGCCCATATCCACACGAAAGTCACCACTTGTTGGAAGTGGTACGAAACTCATTCGCCATGAGAACTTGCTCTGTAACACGTGAACAGGTGGGTAGTTGTCTTGGTGGTACAAGTCCCCTAGTAACGTCTGGGCATTGATAACTGCGTCATCATAGATATCAAAGAACTTGTTGACCAAGTAATCGAACTCTTGCTCTAGTCCAGACATGTGCTGTTTGTATCTAAAGAACGTCGCTGTAGGTAACAGACGCATACCCATATCTGACCACGGTAAGGTCATAGAGTAATGTTGATTACGTGCGTTGCCAACGAACTGTTGAATAGCTTTGAGTTCTGGACAGTTGCCCAACAACTTCTTGTGGACGTTCGCCACGTTAGGGTCTGTACGTTTGACCATCTCCAACTCTTGTGATGCGTTCTTGTCTAGCTTTCGACCAGTCCAGACAGATGCGTTGTATTCGACCAACATAGCAGAACTTGTTATGCTGGGTGCTGATGTTTCAATTTTGTTTTCCATGTTATTATCCTCCAAAGATTGCCCAAAGTAGTACGCCAAAACCTAGCATACCGATGAATAAAGCCATAAGGCTTACGAACTCAGCAAACATTGCCAAGAACTTATTTTCAATATCGTCGATTGATTTACCGTTGAGACGCATACCGAAAAATCTGTCAGACCTTTTGTCTTGTTCGAGTAGGTCTGGTAAACTCTTTATGAACTCTACTTCTTTATCTTTTTTGTTTGTCATTTACTTTCTCCTAAATTGAGTTAGGGATACCCCTAACAAGTTTTGTTGTTGATGCCGATAAGATCACTCTTACGTGTGACCACGACATAGTTGGACTTGTGGACTGGTGCGATACAGAACTTGACTTGCTCTGCGATCAACTGCCCACATGACAAGCAAGTGTTGTAGCCTAACTCTTTACGTCTAGCGTCAAACTCTTCACCACACTTGTCACATTCTACGTTAGGGATCTCCCTAACCATTATCTTACCGTAACGTGTTATCATGTTGTTATCCTTCTGTTGAACATATTTCTACTATTACTATAGTATACCATTAATATTAGGCTATGTCAAGGTGTGGGAGCTAGTACCATATGATTACAAGTAGTGGTAAATAGTGGTAAGTTATGTAATGTTCCATAATGTTCCATAATGTTCCAAAGTGAGGTTTGCTAAGTGATTGATTTTATTGGAATGTTCCAATGTTCCAAAAATGGGGGAATTGAAGGGGTCTTGAGAATTTTGTGAGAATGTTCCAAAAAGTATTACGCAAAAGGTGGTCGCTCAAATGTTGTCGCTCAATTTTTTAGTTTGGAACATTATATATATATATAGAAAAAAGTTAGGGATTTCCCTAACCATATAACACTAGATACCACTATATGCCACTAGATGATACGATTTACTAATGTTCCATTTTGCATTTTTATTTTGGAACATTGTGGAACATTTGGAACATTAGGCTATACGCTCTACGCATCACTGGTATCAATCACGCTCTGTATAATAACAAGACACCCTGCGACCCATTATGCGACAACTGGCATCATATAACTGGCATCAAAAATTTGGGCATAAAAAAAGCCACCCAAGTTTCCCTGAGTGGCTTGATAGTTTAGGCAGATCTTTCGATTGTATTATACAATTCTTCCATTGCAACAATCACTTGATCTTGATGTGTGAACATCTCATCGTTTTGTAATCGCTTACTTGCCTTGTCGATATCAGACATAAAGATCTCTAAAGGCGATCTTTTTTCTTTAGACTTTGCGTCAGTCTGTTCTTTTTTAAGTTGGTCTTTCATATCAGAAATAGTTGAGTTGATAGATTGCTGTAACTTTTTCTTTTCCAACTTGTCGACTGGATCAAGATCTTTAGTCGGTGTATTAAACAAGGTCTGTTTCTCGTCAGTCCAACCTAGCACCACAGTATTTTTAAGATCTTGGAAATACTCCTTGGTGCATGTGGACTCACTATTTTTAGTATTAGGACTAATTAGGTCAGTCCAAAGTTTACCTAGATCTCTTAAGGTCTGTATAAGAGATACACCAGATTTGACCTTTGCAATGATTGCTTCTTTAAGGACTGGTTCAACTTGAGTTAATGCCGACGTAGTTATTAATTTTTGTTTTGTCATAATATATCCTTTCATGACTGTTTGATTATGGCGTTATTGCCTTTCGATAAGACCAATAGACCATAACTTGTTACAGTTTACAATAGATACGTAGGAAAAGTTAGGGAATTCCCTAACTTCTAACCATACCCTACCCCATGCACCCCTTTTATCAGACATGTTACACATGCGTATATATTACTATTTCACACAAATAAATCACATTTTTATGAGTTCGACCCCCCACCCCCCTCTATATAGGAACACCCCCCTTTGGAGTCCCAAACATCTTGCGTAAAAAATTTTTTGTAGTATATAATCGAACCAAATGACTATTGTAGTAGAACCAGAGTTGAATGTACCCATGAAAGAGGGTGAACCTTCGGCTGATCTAAAGACACGTGTAGAGGCAGCCGCGAATACAGCAAAGGAGTTGGGGGAACATGGTATCGACCTTGAGCCAACTAAAGAAGACAAAGACACAGCCGCAAGATTATCCGTTGCTTACGCTGATGATCCTGAAGATGTGTCGAAAAAAGTCACTGAAAAGAAAATGTCCACGCTAACACCCGCCTCTCTTGTCCTAACAGACAGTATTTTGAAGCAGTTTGGGCGTTCTGTAGTAGAAAGTGCAGTACAAATACGGCATTTGGTGACGAATAAGCTCATAGAAGAGACTGAAAACCCTGATCCGAGGGTCAGAATACGTGCTTTGGAGCTTTTAGGTAAGATTTCGGACGTAGGATTGTTCGCTGAGAAGTCCGAAGTGACCATAACACACCAATCCACGGATGATTTACGCGAAAGATTGCGTTCAAAGCTTACAAAATTGGTAAATCCAGTCGAAGATGCGGCTGTAATTGATGGTAAACCCATAGATGTGGACAAAGAATTAGGTTTAGACGAGGAAAAAGGTGAATAAACACGCTCTTGACTTCTCTGAGGACGAAATTCAGGTCATGTTGGACAATTTAGACAAATATACACCTGAAGAAGTGGCTGAAATAGACAAAATGGTCGATGAATTAGCCACACGACAGCATAATCAGGCAGCATATGATGATTTGATAGCGTTTTGTAAGCACATGCAGCCCGATTACATAGTGGGGAAACATCATAGGATGCTTGCAACCATGCTTATGGACATAGAGCAGGGTCAAAAGGACAGAATCTGTGTAAATATTCCTCCCAGACACGGAAAGTCCCAGCTTGTTTCTATAATGTTCCCCGCTTGGTTCCTTGGACGTAATCCGAACAAGAAAGTTATGATGGTATCGCACACCACAGACTTAGCGGTGGACTTTGGACGTAAAGTGCGTAACTTAATTGCAACAGAAACGTACCAAGAGATATTTCCAACAGTGGCTTTGGCTGTGGATTCTAAGTCGGCAGGGCGTTGGAACACAAATTCAGGAGGTGAATATTATGCGTGTGGTATTGGTTCTTCTATTGCTGGGCGTGGTGCTGACCTCTTGCTCGTTGATGATCCCCATTCCGAGCAGGATGTTATAAACGGAAACTTTGAAGTCTTTGAGAAAGCGTACGACTGGTTTACTTTCGGTGCGCGAACACGTCTAATGCCTGGAGGTCGGGTAGCTATCATACAAACACGATGGCACATGGACGACCTGACAGGACGTGTTACCAAGGATATGGTGAACAACGACAAGTCTGACCAGTACGAGGTTGTGGAGTTCCCAGCCATAATGGACGTGGAGAACAAGAAGACGAAAGAGATTATGCAGAAACCTCTGTGGCCTGAGTTCTTTGACATGGAAGCCCTGCTCAGAACGAAAGCATCTATGCCTGTGTTCCAGTGGAACGCACAGTATCAGCAGGAACCGACAGCAGAAGAAGCCGCGTTGGTCAAACGTGAGTGGTGGCAGATGTGGAAGAAAGAAGATCCACCTATATGTGAGTATATTATCATGTCTTTGGATGCAGCCGCAGAGACACACAACCGTGCGGACTACACAGGTTTGACGACATGGGGTGTGTTTTTGAATGAAGAGGTGGACAACTATAACATTATATTGTTAAATAGCATAAAACGACGGTTGGAGTTTCCCGAACTCAAAGAGTTGGCT